GAGCGATCATTCTTGGGAAGGGGCGATTGGGAAACCTTTGGAGCGCATCACAGGAACCAAGACAAAGATGTCCCGCGAGGACATGAAGAAGTTTAGGTTTGTTGGTGGGCGTGACCCAATGCCCCCAGAGGAACGTGGAGTTCAAGTTGCTTTAAGGCTAACGGTTGAGACTTACCAGCGGGTACAGAGGCTTGCTAAGAGGCTTAAATGCACTGAATCCAAGGCGATTGAGAGACTGATTCGCACGGAGGAGTCAGAAAAGATTGAGAAAACTCAACCAGTTGACAAATTGGCCTTGATTGACATGAGGAAAAGATATTCAATCACGAACATCTTGAACAAATACTAACACAATGAACGTTCTAAAAGGATTCCCCGAACGATATAAAGATGCAACACCTCCTGTGGGAGATAAGTGGCATGAATCATTCAACAAGAGCAAGCCAATAATCGAATCTGGAGGAATACTCGTCACATACGGAACCAATGGCACTGGTAAGTCACGCATGGCTTATGAGCTTGCAAAGGTTTGCACGATGCCAAGAGATGAATTTCCTGCTGTTGGAATGTCATCAATCCGTAAGGCAAGGCCATGTTACTACACAACCGCCGTTATGCTCTTCATGGAGCTTCGTGAATCATTCTCTCCTAAGGCTGAGATGTCAGAGATGCAGGTTGTAAAGAAGTATTCAGAAGCAGCATTTCTTGTGATTGATGAGATTCAAGAGCGTGGTGAGACTTCTTTTGAGGATCGCAAACTAACCTCGATTATTGATGCAAGATATGCTGATGGCCGGCCAACAATGCTTATTTCCAACTACTCAAGGGAGAAGTTCGCACAAGCAATGTCTCCAGCCATACTTGACAGAATCCGTGAAAACGGACTTGGGCTACACTTTGATTGGGAAAGCTATCGGAAGCAATCTGCAATTTAGCAGGTTTTCTTAAATAAGTTGCGAAGAGATCCATCAATTGAAATCTTCCTCTTGCTCAAGACTCCGCTCCTTACAAGATTGTCAAGATGTTGTTGAGCCGTACTTCGTGGCATTTTTGATTTAACGATATACTCGGATAGTGTAAACTCATCATCAATTCTGCTTGGAGTTGTTGATTCAGCAATTGCGAAATCAAGGCTTGATAGTGCTTTTTGTGTATTGTGTTTCATAACGTATTAAGAATTAGACGGAAAGTGGGCATATTTGAGTATTGTATCACACTTTATAAGATTCCCATTGGAGAGATGTAAGACCCATCTTCCTTTGTTACATTCCAGAAAGACCATTTGCCAGTCTTATCATTGATGATGCCAAATCCCCAACCATTACGCCATCCAAGGCGATTGGGATAGCGTTCAGCATACTTTAGTGACTCAATATCCGCCATGCATGGTAAGGCGTACGCTTGCCCTTGGTCAATATGCTTCGCAACGTATGAAGAAGGAGCGTGGACATGGCCGAATAAACAGCTTCCAAACCTCTCAAAATGCGCCCTAGCGGGATTAATTCCAGTTAGAAATCCATGAATTAGCTTTGGCCCTCCTTCGGGGAGTTGCAAATACGAATTGACATTATATGGAACCCATTTTATTTTTCGCTTCTTAAACTCGCTTGTGACGCATTGCACGAGTTCTTGGCATGATTCACGCAGGATTCCATTTGCGGCCCCTTCAGCAGCTTGCCAGAGCCTCGCATCGTGGTTCCCTAGTGTTAGGTAATTAAATCCAATGTCAAGAAACTCAATACCAGCCTTGAAGTCAGCAGAAATTCCTTCGCGTTTCTCCTCGTCATCAGCAGACCTGCGGAGTCCATTCATATCCCAAATGTCTCCTAAACAAATGGTGTAATTAGGCTTCCACTCTTTCTTGAAGTCTATGAACTTCTTCTTGCATTCTTGATTCACAAGATGCCCGTGATTATCAGCACATACTAGGAATTTCTTAAATGCCATTGCTAATTTGATTTTTGATTGATTTAAACGCAGGAAAGAAGATATTCTCAATTGCACGAACTATGGATTCTTCGTCATACTTCTCACTCCATGATGTTCCAGCGACTGACAATGACGCATGAAGCATCTCATGGCGAAGCGTGTCAAGAAAAATATGATCTTTGAGAATAGCATTTTTTGATATGTGGATTTCCTTGTCGTCAAAGTGCATTTCCCCCCAAGACTCCATTTTCTTGATGCGAATCTTGAATCGAACCCCTCCAATCAATACTGATTTAGGGATTTTCATAGTTATTATTGGGTTGCTTGAAAATGCATTGCATCCCTAGACCAGAAAGCCCCAGCAGACAACCATCCCTCTCTAGCAAATGCTTCCATCACAGAAAGTGGCATTGATGACTTGGTCGGCCAATGAGCCATATTGTCATTCCTGCTTGGATCTAGGTCAATAGCAGCACCCCTAGCGTGGAGAGATGGAAGTCTTCCATTCCTCATGGAGCGATTGTTGAAAACTCCAGCATATTCTTTCAACACGCCTTTATCTTTGGATTCACTGATGTCAGTCAAGACTTTGAATAGGGATTTTCCAACTCGCTCATGGCATCGAATAACAGATACTGGAGATCCATCGTACTCAATGTTTAGGTGAGAAACCCCTATGGATACGAGTTTTGATTCATCACCGGGCCTTCCATAGAAAGCCAATAGACTTTCCCTATCTGACTTGGGCCAAGGATTAACTTTTGGATAAAGGCTTTTTAAGTGATTCTGACAAGCCTCAATACTCTTTGGTCCCCAGAATCCATCAACATGAGTACCAATCTTCTCTTGTAATTCGCAGATGCCACTAAATGTCATGCTTGGATCATCCTTTTTTGATAATCTTTGTCAATGACAAAATACCAACAAATATACCAACTACAAGAGAAGTAATGCGAAGACCATACTCAAGCTGTTCTTGCATTGAGGTAACTAAGCCGATTGTCGGCATGATAGTACCAAATACCCCATGCATTGCATTCTTGAGATGGTCATTCATGTCACTGATCTTTAGCCTTGATGAGTCCAAATCCAGCCGTGACAGCAGGAACAATGGAAAGCAGGTCAATAGACCCAGAAGTGAGAAATTGAGTGGCAGCAGATACAACTGCCCCAACGATAGTGAGGATTCCTAGGATGGTGGTTTTCATTAGCACATTCCTTTACCTTTTTTACCATACTCAGACTTTTCATGCTTACCCATCATTTTTTTATGTTGGGCCATAGTCATTTTTGGCATGGATTTTGCCACTTTCTTAGTTGTTTTTTTCGCTTTCATAAAATCATGCCCAGAAAACGCTGGGTACGTCAGGGTTAAATTCTGGACGAGGGACAGAGATTACGCTGCCTGCATCGTCCGTGATCGTCATGTTGGATGACCAGTAGATAAACTGCTCGCCGCCTTTAGGGATCGGAATGCCGACAAGGTCGCGGAATAGAACCCAATAATTGCCGTCTCCGTTATGCTCACCGATCTCGCATAGTGCGTGAGTATGGGATGCTAAAGACGAGACAACTGCTCCAGACTCTTCGTCCAGTTGTGCGAATCCGTTAGCAATTCCGAATTGTTCAGCAACCGCTTTACTTGGGAACTTTAGAAGATAATCGATCATGTGGTTAGTAATTGGAGTTTAGCATTTGGTAAACGCTTCTTGTAATAACGTAATGATGAAATAGTCCCATTGAGAAAATTGCCATTATTTAAGTTTCCGATAGTAAGTGATGTGGCATTTGGAATGGTTCCTCCAGTATTGGTATCAACACCACCTAGTGTACCATTAAATGATCCTTGGTAGTCATTTATAGCATATGCCACTCCTGCTTTGAATGGGATTGTCGATGAACTTGAAATAATTATTTCTTGTGCGCCACTAGCCTCAAAGAACAGGGTATTACCACCACTTTTGTAGACTTCCAAAGCTCTAGCTCCGATATTGTTTGCAATAAAACGTCCAGAATTTGAATACATACTACTGATACTTGCGACTCCTGTTCCAGCAAAACGATTCCACATTCCAGTAAAGTCAGATCCAGTAATGCTGCAAACATCAGCAGAACGAACCAAAGAAGTTCCAGATGTAGGGATAAAACTTGTAGCAAAAGCACCAATCTCAAGTTGAGCAAATTGGACTGAACCAGTAACAGTTAAAATCAAACTGCCAGCACTAGGAGTAAATGTCAGAGTTTTTCGATCTCCATAATTACTAGCTGGAGATACTACTGCTGTTGCTGCGCCACTAAGTACAATTTGACCAGTTCCATAAAAGCTAAGAGTGTGCTGAACAGCAGTCACAGTCTTTGTCTGCGTAGACAAATCTCCATTTGTGTTGGTTAAAATGTTTTGCCTTTGTTCTTCAATAAGTAGCCCTTTGCACGGATGCACAGCAGTTACTGTAAGAGTTCCAGATCCACCAATAACCGTATAAGCTCCATTGATTCCGTTTACGATTGGCCTTCGCGCTTGAAAATCCCCATCATTTGCAGATACTAACCAATAATCTCCGGTGACTCCAATTTGTAAATTTGAATACTCAAATTGTGGACATTGAACTGGGCTACTTCCATCCCATCCAGTAAATTCAATTGGCCCAGCAATATCTACGCCCCCACCATTGATATCTACTGGAGATCCAGAAAGAACCAAGTAAGCAGAAGAATATGATTTGTCATGGTCAAATCGAGCTACGTTCGTTGTTGCGTCTTGAATTGTTCCATTGCTTCCAACAAATGTAGCTGTTGTATTCGCCCTAGTAAGCACTGGTGTCGGCCCTTTACGAGCAGTGAGAGTCTTATCAGTAGCAAACTGAAGATCTAGCGACAACGCATCTGGGTTGATTGACCCAGATCCTCCGACAAGTGAACTAGAGAGTGAGTATTCCATTATCGAGATTGAGTATTGCCAGTTGTAAATATACGATTCGCAACAGTTTGTAAAGTATGTTGTTCGTCAATACGAATCAACTCATCTTGGAGCAATTCACTCGCCTCTTGGTCAGCAAGTGCGGCTTTTTCTTGTTGTCCTTCAGCCCGAAGATAGTCAGCATAGGTTCCATGAGCAAGATATTGAAACCATTCATAAGGAATGTTAGTATCTTCTCCAGATCCATCACCAAGTTGAGTTGTGGAAATTTGCGACTTGTAAGTAACAAATGCAGATGTAGGGTTAAGAGTACCTGCAATCAATGTTGCCCCAGAAGCTCCAACCATAAAATCATACTCCTGTGACGATGCCGTCATGTATGGAGCAATTTTATGAATACGAAGAAATGTGTCAATAGATGACAATCCAGATTGAGTATAGCCAATTAAAGATCCATTGGCAACTGTGCGCTCTTCTCCAACCTTGAGATAGCGAGGCCAATAGTTACTTGATCGATACGCTTTTTGCGCCCTACGATTCACCAATGCTTTAATGCGAGGTTTTTCAGTAACAACAGCAAAGCTGACTCCACAAAGTGCTTGAATAAGTGCATAGAGATCAGCGAAGGTTCGGTATTGCATTAGATTTTATGTACGGCAAGGTGTGATTGAGTTCTTTGAAAATCGCGCACGAATTCCCTATCGTGCCAGCAGTCTTCACCATAACGCTCACGCATGATGAAGTATTCATGTTGTGGGATAACAGCGGCCAATTTGCCAAGCTGTGGGATGCTCTTGTGTCCTTTTGCAGTTAGTGCTTCTCTTGCACAATCACGCTCACGAAGCTCTTGTTTAGCTTCCATGAACTTACGCCCACTACAAAGCTCTGTAATGAGGGCGTGATTCAACGCTGCTTCGGAGATGTTCATAAGAATAAGGCAGGGGAGATTTTACCCTCCCCTACCAAATTTAATTAGGCGTTACTTGCAATAAGTGCAGGATCAAGCAAGGTATAGGTAACATACCATTCACCAGCAGTTAGGTTAGCAATAGTACCACCAAACTTCACATAGATTGGCACAGCAGAAGCCGTGTTATTAATGCTATAACCAGCAGCAGTATTGATAAGAACAGTACCGGTATTGAAATTTGCTTTAGTCAAAGCATCAAGGTCAATAGCAGCTCCTGCATTTGCAATGAATTCAAATGGGCTTCCGCTAGTAGTACCAGCACTAAATGTAATGTCTGTTGCACCAGCAGCAGCCGTATTAACTACGACAGCACAGTTAGTTACAATTCCACCAGCAGGAATATATCCAATGATTTTCTGCGATGAGGTAAGATAACCAGTTGTATTAAGATCAGCAGCAGTAATTTTAAAAGCATGGGTAAATCCACGCGATTCTTGATTAGTAAGTTGAGGCATAATTTTATTTAGTTGATTTTATAATTGATGAATTAAGCAGTGATCTTACCGTGTGCGCGAGGATGCTTAACAACAAGCGTTCCAGTCATATCGACAAATCCACGCTCTCCACCACCTTGGTTCTCAAGACGAGTAGCACCCATTGGGATAAGAGTGTTGAAAGCAAGATATTTCGGATTGATGACATAACCACGGCTTGTGGCTGGCATACAGCTTGGGTTACCATTAACAATGTTCACGATACCGAAGTCGGAATCATAAAGATTGACGGATAGAGTAACCTTTTTAGCAACTGCATCTTGGGTAACCATATAGATGTTTTCGTTGCTTGCACCACCATCATTACGAGTGAAGTTGGAGATTGCCTTACGAAGAGCAACACCGGCAATACAGGTAAGCGAATTTGCTTCACCATTTTCAGTGAAGATTGAACCAATGATAGTGTTAAATGAGCTTTCAGCAAGAGTAGCACCACCAGATTGAATCGAATCAGAAGGAGTAAGGTATGCAGTTGGGACACCAGACAGAGCAGTCGATTGAAGCCACTTACCAAGACCACGGAGGGCATATGGAGTACCAGCACCATTTTCAACGCTGAGATCGTTATCGGAGCAGATAGCAGCTTCTACGTCACGCTTCAATTCACGCATACACTTAGCTTCAGCTTGAGCCACGTTTGCAGGGCCAACAGAGCTAACTGCATTTTGCAGATTGGAGACAAGATAGTCACGGCGGAAGATTTGGACGTAGTTTCCAAGACGAGCGCGATCAGAGAACTTGTCGCTGAACGAGGTAACGTCAGAACCTTCGGAGATACCCGTAGTAACTGGAGTTGCAAGTTTGTCAGCAGTCCACTCACTGAACGTACCAGAAGCACGGCCCTTGGAGCAAAGGCTCAAGAGTGGAGTTTCTTCTGGGGCAAGCAAGGTCAACTCATTGCTGAGATCTTCGCGGTTGCTGATTGCGGAACCTGTGCCCGTTTTTTGGGCTGGGGCGTTTGGATTGTATGTAGCAGAAATAGCCATAATAGTATATTTTTAAATATCGAAAGTTAAGTTACTTGAATTTTGAAATGCGAGCAGCAATCCAATCCTCTGGGCGACCAGAAGATTCAAATCGTTGATATGCGTCTTTGTTTTTCTGGGCAGGTTTAACGCTAGATTTTGCAGCTCCAGAACCAACTGGGTTTGATGGCGGACTTGCCTTCAATTTACTTCCCATTACTGGAGTTGCATTTTTTAGCTTTTTGCCTGCAAAGATAGACCTTACAGCATGACCAAGGATATATTCGATCTGAATTCCAATTTCTGGAATTTCTTTTCGTACTCGTTCGATGAGTGGATCGGCAATGAAATTTGCGTAGTTCTTACCAATTTCGCTTTCGGAATCGTTGATTTCTGGAACTTCTTGCTCGATTGCGGCAACATATTGCTTATTAAGCTGATCGTATTGAGCGATCTTTCCTAGATGTTGTTGTTGAGCAGGAAGATACTTTGTCAGTGCTTTCCTTGAGTTGATATTAGCATTTTCAATCTGCAATTTGGTAAGCTCTTGACCTTGGTATTCGATAATATCATCGTCATCGTATTTACGATACTGACGAAGAAGATCATCTGTTGCCTCGATCACTGCTTCATATTCTTCAAACTTACTCTTAACCTCCTCAAATGTCTTGAGAGAGCGAATAGATTCTGGAATATCATTTTGCGGGATTTCTCGTTTGGACTCCGCAACTTGAGGTTGGGCCGTGAGCTTTTCTTCAAGGGCTTTCTTCTGTGCCGTGAGTTCCCCAATTCGTTGAAGAAGTCGGCTCTTGCCCTTTTTAGCAAGCTCTTGGATTTGCTCAGTTGTGAGGTCTAAGAGATCAATTTCATTCTGCCCTTCGACTTCATCTTCATTCTCTTCTTCTGATTCTTCATCGGATTCCTCAATGTCTTCGCTTTCTGGGCTGGCAAGATCATCTTCCTCCTCTGTCTCCTCTTCAGATTCTTCTAAAGGTTCTTCTTGGGATGCAGTTGCTTTTCCAATACGTTGAGCAATTAGCTCTTCGATTGAGATATTAGACACTGGTTCTTCAGCTCCAGCGATAGCTTGATTGTTACTCATAATTAAAACACTAGTTTGTGCGCCCTAGCGAAGGCGATGAGCGGAATGTAATGTAACAATGATGTTTGTGTCAATGCAAAGTTTCAATAGTTACATTCCTAGTTTTAGACAAAAAGAGAGGCTAGAGAATTAACCCTAGCCCCTCTCCGAACACCGAACATGAAACTCAGAACACAACTACTGAGTGATGGGAATGTGCAACAAATTCAACAACTCGTCAAGGGTAGAAATTGAACCTGCAATTTTCATCACATCATTAGTGTCTTGTGCCATGCGGAGGTCAGCAAAGAATCTTTCACGCTCATCACGGACAAACTGAACAATTACCTTGAATTCATCTCGATCAGAGAGTGATTCCACAGCTTGCTGGATTGTTGGTTTTGGAAGCGGAGTCATATTATTTACGCTTAGAGACACCAGCTTGACTTAATGCAATAGCAATTGCCTGCTTGCGACTTTTAACAATAGGAGCTTTCTTTGGTCCCCTTGGATTAACTCCAGCATGAAGAGTTCCAGATTTGTATTCTCCCATTACCTTAGCTACTTTAGCTTGTTTTGCGGCTTTTGTTTTTGGTTTCTTCATAGGTTATTTCATTGATTTAGAGCCTTTGCATTTCCATTTACGTCTCGATAAGTTGTTTGGTGAGTTTGGATCTGACTTCCAATCACCTTTAATCTTTGCAGAACGAGCGCAATAAGAATCGCCTTTAGCCGTACCGGGACGAATACGATCACCTCCATCAGCAGCTTTACCAGCTTGACCATATTTAATGGTTTTTTTGCGACCAGTTACTGGATTAGTAATTACCTTTTTAAATCGCTTTTCCATTACTTCTTCTTTGCTGTTTTAGCAGCGAGCTTAAAATCTTTAGCCGTTGGCGCATTTTTGCTTCCAACTTTATTCATTTTCTCTCCGCTTCCAGCCTTGATACGTTTGCGTTTTGCAGCGATATTTGCGTATAATCCTTGTTTCATATTATTTAATTTCCCTGCGAATAGCTGATGAATCTGTTCCTCTTGCCTTGTTCCTTTGTGAGAATTCCCTAAGAGCAATACTGATTTCTCCGGGGCCAGACAAATCGCCTCTTTTTCTTCTCTCATGCTCTTGTGCCATATATATATTCTCGTCGCGTTGAGCTTTTATTTGATTTGCAGCTTCTTCTTTTTTCTTTTGATCGGCAATAAATTTATCATACTTATTGAACGGAGCAGAGACAATATCTGTAATGGTTTTTTTATTAATTGGCATATTATTATTTAGTTATTAATTATTGATAGGGATTATTGTTGATTCATTTGTTGAGTCTGCATCCCACCCATTTGGGCTGGAGCAGTTCCGATTCGTCCAATCTGAGCATTCTGAGCTTGCTGAAGCATAAACTGGTACTGACCAGCATACTTCTGAAGCCTTGCAGCAAATGCTTCATCTTGTTGAGCGCGTTGGGCAATGTCTGGTTGTTGCACATAGGCTTGAACCATCTGCATTGCAACTTGCGCTCCATTAGCTTGTGCAGGAACCTCGATTCCAGAGAAGATTTTTGCGAGATCATCTGTAACCGCTTTAGCAATTTTTTGCTGGGACTCTTCAGCAGGTTGTAACACATAATCCGCAAAAATTGGGTTGATGGATGCTGCCACGAACTCAAGCATCTTATTGACATCAATGATGCCATTACGATCCATCTGAACAAGGCTTACCATATTCTTTAGCTGGAGATCAGCAGTTTCTGGATCACTTGCTTGTGAATCAAATGCAACAGTAATTGAGAAGTTTTCATCTGGACTTCCCTTTGACATCACTTGTGGGTTTGGATTGCCAGTTACTTGGAAGAATACTTCGTCTGGCCCCATTCGCTGATAAAGCTTCCAAGCGAGAGCAAGAACATCACGGACATGATCAAGGAACTTACCAACATAGAATTGCTGGCGAATAGCTGAGATTGGATTAGTCAAATCAAGACCAACCGCACGATCTGCTTGGAGACGCATTGATTGCTCAACTTCAATTGATCCTTGATCCATTTGAGGAACAGGGCCAAAAGCAATCTCACCAAGACGACGGTAAGGAACCCTACGTCCCGGACCCCAATCAGATGGAGGACGGCCAGCAGGATGCATGATCGGTGGGAGAGTGGCAATAGATGCCCTATCTACACGCGAATCACGCTCAGTCTTAATCTGCATTTGCGCTCCACGAAGAATATCAGAAAATGTCTGAACTTCGTACATACGCTTTTGATCATTTGAAAGACGAGTAACAACAAATGGATAATCATCATATCCATTAAGCAACTCATGTTTTGCATATCCATCTTTCTGAGGATGGAAGATAGTGCAATAGATTCCTTCTGAACCATCCTCTTCATCAATGAGTCGCTGATAGCCATAGACAACCATTACAAGATCATTATCATCAGTAATTGGCAGACGAGTAACAGTCTTTAGTTTTTCTCCATCAATATACATGGAGTCTTTCCCGCGAAGTTCTTCGATTGCTCCACGAACCCAGTCTTCATCCCATCCCTCGTTTGCTACTTTTTTCTCAAGTTCTTGAGCCGTAAGGAATGTGCGCCAGAATACATACGGACTACGTTGTGGGTCTGAAACATACGGAGGAAATAGAATCTCTCCATCGGATGAACAAGAGTGAACAACTGGACAATCAACTGACAGACGAGGAATTGGAATCTTAGCTTTGCCAGTCACTCGAAGCTCTTTAATGGCTTTCTTTGCGCGTTTAGTAGTCAAATCTGGAAATGCTTGCTCCAACATTGCAAGAATTGTCTCGTCATCAGTTCCAGAAACAATCAAATTAGCTAAATCTGGTGATTGTTGAGCGATTTGGTCTAGTGATACT